AGCGGAGGCTGAGACCCCCGCTGTTTCGGAAGATAATCAGATGGGTTTTTAATCATCGATTCGGATAGTAATTTTCTGGCGCATGGTGATTCGATAATTTCCGCTACGGTTTTTCAGGGTGTTTAATTGCGTCAACGCCTCAAATAACGATGCTCCGCTGGTTTCTTTCAGTTTTTTAGTGGCCCTGCTTAACAGTTGTCTCGATGCCGTGTTCGTAATCCCGAGCATTTTCGCTATTTCCTCATGCGGGAGACCTTCGACGTAATCGGCGATGATGTCGTTTACAGCCTGTTCGCGCATCGAGTCGATGATCGCGGTCCGGATTTTATCTGCGGTGTATCCGGCAAATAAAGCGTCGTGCGGGATCTCTGTTAAAAACATGTGGCTCAGGTCCAGAATGAATTTCTTTCGAACGAGCGCGTGTTTTTTCAGTCCGGCCTCGATTTCGTCGAGCGTGAGGCCGTATTTTTTAATGAGATCGTACTCAGACTTAAAAACTACTGGTTTTTTGCGCGGAAACGGCTCACCAACGTTGATAAGCTCAGTGAGGGTTATCATAGCGCCGCCTCGATTTCCTCGACCGATATACCTGTTTCTGCGGCGATCTGAATGATCTGCTGCAATTTCGTATAAATCTTCGGGTGATGCTGTTTAAGACAATCCGGGCAAATGCCATGGGATACAACTATAGGAGACAATGCGATGCGCCATGAGTCATCACCCTGGCGGACCTTCCAGCAACCCATACAAGCAACTCCAAACCCGCACGACGGGCAAACACCATAGATTGCAATTTTGCCACAAGCCTTGCATTTATGAAATATATGTGACTTAGCTCGAAGCTCGTGCCGGCGCGTGGCGCACGAGAGATGGTAGTGACCTTTTCCGATCATTGCCGTCTCGTGTTGCTGCCAGATCGGGCGCAGGCAGGCCATGCAGACGTGGCCGGTGTCGAATAATATGCCATCAATACGGTCGATGAATTTTTCAAGTGAGGGAGAGATTTTCTTGCTGGCATGCCGTTTGCGAAGTATTTTGCGTATCACTGGAACCTTCTTTCTGTACAGGACGGTTTTAGAGTGTAGGCTGATTTCCTGGTTTCAACAGGAAATCAGCCGTTTTTATTTTTAGAGGAGCGATTAATTATTTCGTCCTCCCATTTTGATTTTAAGGTAAAACATATCGTATCCTCCGTTAACCATTGGAAGCGGGAACCTCTCCATGTTTGGAGCAAGCGGGTGCATGCATAAGTGCGAGTATCCGAGTTCGAAGCGTCCCGCGCGCGCTCCGGCGCCATAGTCGTAGTCTGCTCTAAACGGATAAAAATCGAATCCTTTGGCCGCCGGCAGACTGTACGACGTGAACCCACCCGATATAAAGCCGTGTTTCCAGAATTCCGCTTCGGCTTGATAGTCCACCAGTACCGTGTGGTGAACGTCGACGTACTGCATTTGGTCCATTTGGCCATAGAGCGCCATGGTATGACCAGGGATGACCCCAAGCTGCAAAACGCCAGACACGAGGATGTTTGCGAGGAGAGAGGTCATAGGTCCCTCCGTATAAGATGTAAAATCACGTCTGAATACGTGTGATTAAATCCCATTTTTTGAGATAGGTCGTCGTGCTTGTACTGCAACATCTTAAAGGCATATTCAGAAAGCCTAAGGTTCACAAAGTCGTCGGCGATGAAAACTTCGGGAATTTTTCTCTTAGATTTAATCATCGGAACCATTGTCGGTTCATCGTTAAAATCGAATAAATTCACGACTTTTCCCTCTGGTACAGGGTTTTTGACCGCAAATTTCCCAGTTTTTCTGATCGACGGTAAGACGTCGTGCGTGATCCAACGCCGAAAAGCGTGCGCTTCAGGCTTGTTTGAGCGGATAATGAGCGTATAAAGGCCGGATTCGGAGATGATATTGCGATCAGGACCATTTTGACCTTCGCTTTTAACGACGGTGTCCCTTTCATCACTATCGAGTTTTTGAAGTGCCATCGTAATATTTTCCAGCCCTAACACCTCGCAAACGTCGCTTGCAATCCACCATGGTTCATCGTTGATCTGTAAAACCCTGACGTTTTTTCCCGAATAGACGAAATCAAGTTCGTTCATGATAAGGCCTCCTCTGGCGTTAATGGTTTTTCTGAAACACTCTTTTCTGAAACACTCTTTTCTGAAGTGCGTTTTTCTTTATTCCAATACGGACTTTTACATGCCGGGCAAAGTATTGGCTTCCATTTTTTAAAGTCCTCATGATCTGGACATCGAGAATTCCAACCATGATCGCAGCGCAAGCAGGTATACTGCTTTTCCTTTTCCGCTTCCATAACGCCTCCCCATTTTGTATGTTATGATGTGATTTTATATTCCTTCGGTGTATTAACCTGAGGAACGTTATAAGTATATATCAAGATTCTAATAAAAACAAGGAGTATTTATGTTGCGAATTTTAACGCTTTTCTTTTTTATAATAATTATGGCAGGATGTTCTGTTTATAAAATATCTTCATACGATTTTAATGATAAGATTTCAGAGGAATTTATTACAAAACCAATTTATTCCGGAATTGGTTCAACCATACCTGATATTTTGCTTGATGCTTTGGTTTTAGTCCCAAGCATGTTTTATCCGTTTTCTTTTATTGAAAGCAATGATATGACATTTTATGGCGGGATGGATCTTAAAAAATACTTAAGAAATACATTAGGACCCGACGGAAGACTTTTTCCACGATTTTTAGTTGTTCAAACCGGAATAACTACGACACCATGGGTAACATTTACAGACAGCTCGGGTAAAATTGTTACTATAACAGGAAAAGCGTTTAAAATTGAACGAATAAAATTAGGCGTCCCCATTTTTATGGGAGTTTTTAACTAAACAATACATTTTCTTCTTAATTTTCCATTTCAACCCTCAAAACTTTTGAGGGTTGACTATCATCTTTAACAGTATTTTCCACAAAAAACCTCCCAATTTACCATTTCAACCCTCAAAACTTTTGAGGGTTGACTATCATCTTTAACAGTATTTTCCACAAAAAACCTCCCAATTTTCCATTTCAACCCTCAAAACTTTTGAGGGTTGACTATCATCTTTAACAGTATTTTCCACAAAAAACCTCCCAATTTTCCCCTCCAACACAACACCTATTATATAGAGACGATTTTCGACGGTGTCATAAAAAAACACAAAAAACAGTGGCAACCCAAATAACGTTCCAGCGTTTTCTATATAAATCAATGACTTAAACGGATGTTTATTTCACCACTTGAGATACCTATATAAAAGACTCTCTCACGCGCGTCCCGCGCATGCGCACCCGCACGCGCCCATACGCCCATACGCGCATACGTATATGCATTGTGTATCATGTATTATTATGTATATGTATTTGTATAAATATATATAAATCAATACAATAGATGGCCTAAAGGCTGGCAACAAGCTGCCTAAAGTATGGCAACGTGGCTAACAATTTTACATAATAAGAAAAAACGTTACTTAAATCAATGTGTTATGTGGATATAAAATAAATGAGTTTTATTGTAAGTAAACTACCAATCCAAAACCCTGCATAAACCCGCTAAAACCTGCTAAACCTCAACAATTCGATTTGTTTAAGCGCTTTTCCATTGCGGATTAGTTATTCAAGTGGTATGTTTTAACAACACAATTATCTAACAATTGTATTCAATTTTATTATACTAAAGCCTTTTATTTTAAACGATCCATTCATGATTTAAGATTATGCCGCTAACGAAATCTAATAAAAAACCCGGAAGACCGGTCGCTCGCGCGAAAAAAGTCGCGTCGACTCGCGCACTTGCTTATGCAATTCTCTCAGGTGTTGGTGGTCTCAGTAAATGCGAAGCCAAAAAGCGCGCTGGATATCATGCTGGTTATTCTCCAGAACGCACACAATCATATTTGCCGATCCAGGAGCGCATTGAGGCTGCCTGTGATGTGGTCGGCGTAAGCGTTGAGGCTAATGCAGCGACCCTTGGCAGCATTGCATATGATGCAGAGAACGCATGTCCTGAACGAGTGTCTGCAATACGAGAGATCAACAACATGGCAGGATGGCACGCGCCTGAACGCATTGAAGTGCAGCAACACACAACCAACGTCTCAATCCTGATAGACATGGTACGCAACCAAGGATTAAGTATGGGTGAGTTAATAAGACAGGCGCAATCTGCATGATAATTACAATCTATTACAATGTTGTTAAGTTGAAAGATTGTAAATGAATATCAATACAACTGTTACGCGTTTAACTAAATGGATTCTCAATCCATTGCGATTAATTTGGACGGTCATAGCCGCCCCCTCCTTTTTTCGGAGACCCCCAGGGGGGAGTCCGCCAGACGACTCGGTCCACCAGGTACATCCGCCTCAGCCTTTAAAATTTCCTATAAAATCGACTTTACAAAAGATACAAGAACCGGATTACAGATTAATGCTTGTCGAGAACAAGGAGCGTTTAAATCGGATTCGGTATTCGCTTGAGACGTCGATACCGGTTGATGCTAACCATGTTTTAATTCGAGGAGTGGATAATTCGGATTTTATTAATCGGTTTTGTGAATATAGAAATTTGTCGAGGAGATAAGCGGTGAAGGTTTTTACGACACAGAATGTTCAGGGATTAAGTTTTGACCGGGTGATGAAGAAGGTTAAACCGGTTGAGGCATTGCAAATAGAGGAGGAATTTCAGATACCGACATATGACGGTGATGTGTTGCAAGGGGAGTCGGGAGATTATTTGATTTGTGACGAGAAGGATCGGTTGTTTGTGGTTCGACAGGAAGATTTTAAAAAAGGCTATCGTTTTTATCGTGAGGAAATAGACGCGTGAAACCGATCGCTAAAATCGACGTTAAATCGCCGTTGGAAGGCACAACGCTTCTTGAAGCGGTTCGGGAGATGGTAAGACTATACCCGACGCTTGGACACGTGCCTAATACGGCTCAACGTCGCATTATGGCGCCGTGGGAGAAGGGGCCGTATCCGTTTATGGTGGTATCGTCGTGCGGAAACGGAACAGGAAAGACGAACGTTGTTCCTGTGGATTTGGTTGGGTGTCTGTGTGGACCTGAGTTTTTGAATGACTGTTGGAACGCAGGACCAGACGGAAAGTCGATAGGAATGACGCATTATCGGTATTATCACGATTGCCGGGAGTTGCGGGAAAAGGGAGAGTTTCAGTATCGACTGCTTTGTGGTCCGGAGGACATGAAAGAGGGCGGGTCGCTTTACGTTGAGATCAAAAAATATATTCCGACTGCAAATTTTAAAGGAAAGACGTCGACGGGATCGTATAAACAGATAGAGATTCCATTACCTTCGAATCCTTCGGTAAAAAATTACGTTGATATAAAAACGTTTGATCAGGAAGTAACGACGCACGCCGGGGCGAATCTGCATCGAATTGGGATCAATGAGCCTCCGCCTTATCCGGTGTTTGCGGAAACAATATCGAGGATACGGTCGCAAAAAGGACAAGTGCAGTGTACGATTCTGATGAACGCGACGATTTTGGATGTGGCAACGTGGATTTTTGATTTACAGGACGACGAGTTTTTTAAAGGAAAGATTGTTTTTGTTCAAGGGTCTATTTGGGAAAACTGCGTTGGGGAGGAAATTACTCAGGACATTGCGGACCAGTTAGAGGAAAAGCTTAACGTTGTACTGGAAAAAGATACCGCCGGCCACTATCTCACGTATGGACATCTGACCAGGTCGTCGATTGAAAACCAGATACATTTTTTTGAGCGGACGGACCCAAATCAGATCGAGGCGCGTATTTGGGGAGCGAATACCCAGACGTTTGGAGCGGAATTTAAGACGTTTAATATCAATATTCACGTATGTCCTTCCCGAGTTATTCCTCGAAATGTTCCAGTGTTTCAGGTGGTTGACCCGCACCCTGTGAAGCCGGACCTTGCGGGATATTTCTTTGTTGATCACCTTGGACGCAAACACTGGTTTGAGGAATGGCCGCATCTTCCTTGGGAAAAATTGAGTTCGAGGAATAAGACTATTGCGGAAATATGCGCGGAGTGGACGGCGCTTGAATCGCGTCTCGGAATTTCCGACCAGGTCGTTACGCGGATCGGCGACCCGAACAGGTTTATGACCGCGGACTCGCGCGATAATCTCGCGCTATGGGCTCTCTATGTACCGCATGGGTTTTCGTTTAATTGTTTCGTTCGGGATAATTTGGAGTTTGGACATCAGCAAATTCATTCGGCGCTGTATTTCGATAAGCGAGTGGCAAAGACCGACCCATCGGACATCCTTGCTCAACCAGGAATGGACTTCACGTCAAACTGCGAGAACCTGATTAATTCGTGCAAGTTTTATGGACGCAAGGCGCGTAAGGATGTTACGACCGCGGTCAATGAGTCCATCGATAAAAAATATAAGGACGGCATGGACATCATCAGGTATGGAACGGTATTCACTTCAGGAAAAACGTTTGATGAATTATGCGGATTGAAGTCTATCGAAGGGGACGATTATTCCCGGATTCGAAAAAGCAGGGAAGATTACGACGGACCGTATGAGATTCCAAAGGAAAGATTAAAGGGGCGCCGTTTCGTTTCGTTTGTTGGTGCTGGAGCATAAGATGGCCGAGTCAATAACAGGAAAATTTTCTCCTTACGAAATCAGTGAGGACGACATCACCATTGATGGCCGCGAGTGGGACGACGATTTAATGCGCCTTCTTTGGACTCGCCACATGTTGATTTCGGATAGGATGTTTTCGTATTGGAAGCCTTATTACGATAGGGGAAAGACCTGTTTCAACTATGAAAAAGGGAACATCTTTACCTCGAAACAACGAAAGAAATATGCCAAGGAAGATAAGTTGTGCGTTGAACCGCGTCTCGTGGAACAGCGCATTTACTCATTGATAGGACAGATACTTCGTGGGCGACGGTCCGGATCAATCACGACCGAAGGCGGAAGTCTTGACAATCCAAATGAAAGCGCGATGGCCTGCGAAATTGCGTCGATTGTCATGAAGGATATGGAGAAAAAATTCAAGGAGCGGCAACTTGAAAAGGATTTACTTCACAACGCGCTCATAAGTTGTTTCCCGAATTGGGCATGGATCGAGAAGGAGTCACCGTCAAAGGGAGAAGGGGTCCTGAAAGCAACTCTCCTACCCTGGGACTCCGTCGCGGTGGCTCCTTTTAATTTTCTTTACTCTCAAGACATCACCTGCGTTTCTTATCGGTCGTTCCTCAAGGAGGCCGAACTCATCGATTATTATCCGAAAATGGAAGAACAGATCAAAGCCCATCGTCAAAACTTGAAGGACAAAGATTACGAACTTGAATCTTCCATTTCAGAGTGGAATACACAGCTTTCTTCAGAGAATCGGTCAACACTTTTTTCCATTATGGTTAGCGGGCGGTCATCGATTGTAATGCCTGATTCTTTTTACGAAGTAATCAAGCGGGTTTTTCAAATTAAACGTAAAGAAAAAATTGCGATCAACCTGGAAAATCCAAACGACTTTCATATTCGGCCGCCGGATTGGGACGTTGAACGATGGAACGCTTTTATTCAGGAAAAGAAAGACAAAGACGGAATTGAATATTCGGAAGACGAGCGCCTCGTGACTGCCCTGTGGGAAACGACTGGAACATCTTCCGGGCTCATGGTTCAAAACCAACACCATTGGTATCAAGAAAACGGTCGCATGCCTGGCGCGGCATATTGGCCCGCTATGATCGACGCGGACATCTGCGGGCCCGGTGAAAAAATGTTGAGCAATGTTCTGAAAGCGGCTTGCGCCGAAACGGAATTCCTTGACGAAGTGATGAAGGGATCAGGAAGTATTTGGCTTTTACGAAACGGGTATATTGCGAACATCGACGACTTTCAAACAGAAGTATCAAAAAGCAATGGTACTGTTTTTATAAAAGGAGATTTTCCCGGGCCTCTTGACAATGTGGCTAAGAATATTCAACGTAAACCAAACTCTGCAACCCTTGAGTATGCCCAAAAAGTCAAGGCGGATATTGAAGAAGAAACCCGGTTGAACCAGAGTATGCAAGGGGCTTCCCAAGGTGATCAATCCGGCGTGGCAAAATCAATGGAAATTGCTCAAGGTATGGTTGCCCAAACCGACTATGTTGAAAACTTCAATAATTGGTGGGAAGAATTCCAGGACTTAAAATGTTCACTCATTCCTTACGGATATGACCAGTTTGACATCATCGAAATCGTTGACGAAAAAACAAGTCAGAAAAAAAGCGTCGAAATCAATGCTCCTGTTTCCGACATTACCGGGGAAATAATCGGAGTGGCAAACGATTTGACCGCTCATAATTTTAAATTCAAACTTCAGCCGGTTGATGATTCACCGACGGCAAAGGCAGAAGAACAGCGGCAAGCAATTGTCTTCTTAAATGCGGTCCCTGGCCCGCTTTCCGCAATCGATCCGAGCGGCGAGACCTTGGCATATTTCATGATGTCGCTGCCGAATAGAATTCTGCAGGACGCCGGGAAAAAACTATTGTCGGCCGCCCAAGGTCGAGCGCAAGCTCAACAACAGCAGGCACAAACCAAGCAGATGCTTGACGCTAATGAGCGTTTACAGAAACTTAAAAACGAAGCCGACAGAATCAGGGCAAGCAAAATCATGTTCTCGGTTACCGGCGAACAGCTTGCGCAGTTTCCGATGTTGGCTCAGTTACTAAATGAAATCGGGTATTTCACTCCGCCTCCCCAGCAATTACCACCGGAATCACAAGGCGCGCTCCCTGCGTCTCAAGATCCCGGAGCTGAGGTTCCAGCGGCTCAGGAATTACAAAACCAACAACCACCTCAACCACAACCACCTCAACCACAAAATCAACCACAACCATCCAGTCAAGGGTAGGAGGAGAGTTTTATGGGCACGGAAAAAGAATCGGTAGTCGATACCGGGTTTACAAGTTCGAAAGGCGAAGCGGAATACGCCACCGCCATGTTGGCCGACGATCCGGAATATCAGAAACAGGTAAAAGAAGAGGCGGCCGCGGCGGCATCGAAACCGGGCGAGAAACCTATCGAGGAAAAAGAAGAACCTCCAAAAGAGGATGAACCGGCAAACGAAGAACCTGAGACCGTTGTTGAAAAAAACGACGACATCGATGGGGACGGCGAAGAACCCGCGAAAGAAGAAGTCGAATACGAGGATAACGTTATTCCTGGCCTTACCGGAAAACAATTCAGCGCTCTTCCGGACGACGTTCGGGAAGTCGTTGCCAAAGCAGCAACCCAAGCCGAAGAACTTAAAACCAAAAGTTCGGAAACACAATCACGCCTTGAAAAACTTTTAAATGATCCCATTGTAAAACATCGTGACGAAATGATAAAAACCGGGAAGTCGGACCTCACGTATGAGCTTCCCACGATTACCGATCAGCAATTCGCGGAAATACTTAAATGCGTGGACGAAGATACTCCGGAGGCCCGCAAAAAAGCCCGCGATATTTTAGGCGACATTGTAAAACAGTCGTCGGAATTATCCGAAAGCAATACGCGCATTTTAGAAAATTCAAAATTCAATACCCAAAAAATGTTAAATTCCGCCGGGAAAAACCTATTGAAGCTTGGGGAATTAAACGCGGAATTGAAATGTGATATAACCGACCCGGATAAGTTGGTAGAAACTCCATTTGAAAAGCTTGGGAACCTTGGCAAGGTACTTCAAAAGCTTTCCGAAATGCAAGCCAATAAAACCATTACCAGTGTCGCCAAATACATCAGTGAGCGAAAGCCGGAAGCGCTCTATGCCGAAATGGCCGTGGAATTAGGGTTGCCTTTGGTGCTTAATGCCGACAAAAAAATCCGCGACATCGTAAAGAAATCCAACCAGGCCCTGGCTGACAGGTACAGGAAAAACAAGGATGGCAACGGCGGTCAAATGCCGTCCGGGAAAGAAGTCGATTCCAAAAAAATTAAAAGCGGACAGGTTGTTGATGGAATTGACATCGTAAAGCTGGCAACCAATGACGACTATCATGAAAAAATGCTCTATAAAAATTCCGGCGATTTGAAATGGGTGGATAAAATTTCGAGATTGAGAGAAAGAGGGGAGCGGTTTCTAATTGAGAACCCCGACCAATCCTCCTCTTCTGGAAAATAATAAATCTTAACAGGAGGCTTGAGGTATGGCTGGTCAACAAACATGGGGAAACGCAGGGGATACGAATAATGCGTATATCGTAGTCCCGAAACGAGAGAAGGAAATTTACGTTAAGTCAACCTACAATACCATTGTGGGAAAGCTTAACGGAAATCGGAAAATGAGCACGCAGATTTTGCGCTTTGGAAACAAAACGCAAAACGTGTTCGTCGGAAATTCGAGCTGTATATGGGAAACGGAGATTTCTTCGGGGAATGAATCCCGTATCACCATGATCGAGAACCGGGCGGGCATGCCGTCGGGTTATGGCGATTATCCCGTACAGACCGGAAACTACGACAAATACAAACATTCCCAGGTGTGGGTCAACCAGATCGATTCGGAAGCCGTGCCGGTTCCCGGTCGATGCAGCCTCAAACAGGTCAAGGACATTCTCAACGACCCCAAAGGCGATGCGCTGAATGGGCTCGAAGTGTGGTCCTCCGGTGAAATCGATTGGGAATTTCTTATTTCCTGCCTGATGGGAGCTTCGAAAAACCTTCTCTCGACAACGCGCGGCGGCCTTGGAATCACTCTGCCGGGTTGCAGTGCCGGCCAAACTCGGTCATGCTGGAATACCTACGTTGTGGGTAACGGTCTCGTGACCCAGAATACCACTCGGGCGACGTTCGAAGCGTCCGTTGGCACGGCGTTATCCGGACTCAGCGACAACGCGCTCTATGCCTTCAACTACAAGCAGCATAACCTCATGCTTGACTTGATCGGATCGCTTTTCTTCAAGAAAAGTGAAGTCGGCGGGAAATCGTTGAACGCTGTTGTCCTTTCCGATCCGTGGTTGATTGCCCGGCTTGCGGCGACGAGTGGAGACTACGATATGAAGATGCGTTCCGCGTTCATGGGCAAGGGTTTCGACAGTCCCTCGATCGACAGTATGAGCCCTATCGTTCTGGATGACGTCATGTATATCCCCTGCGAACAGCTCAAGAAGTTCCGCGCATCCGTAAGTACAAACCCGATTTACGGACCCGGCATCACGGCCGACCCTCGGACCTACGTTAACACCCAGAAAATCTGCTGTCAGATTTGGATGGGGCCCGGCGCCATTCTTCGGGCAACGGATCGGCGCATGTGGGTAACGGCCGCGCAAGTCGATCAGCATAAGGACCAATACGAGTACGCCCTGCATTGGGATGACGGCTTTGTACGGCGCGACTGGTTAGCTAAAGACGGACGGACCGAATTCGATTGCGATAGTATTGCCGTCGGATGGTGGTTTGATCCCGGTGTTGAGAAAGCGTTCGCGGCGTAAGCGTTCGATGGTTTAACCGGGGCGAAGAAATTCTTCGCCCCATTCTTCGATAAATTTTTTAAGGAGTTTAATAATGAGTATACCCACGGTTGCACAAGACAAGCTCGGTATAATCAACCTCGTTCCTGAGGGTGCTACCGCGCTGGGGGCCCAGGCAAAAGTTGAAGGGCTTCAAAATATTTTTGCAGGAGTCCAGGCCAACTGGTCGGGAGCCGGTGACGGAATTCTCGCCCAAAACGACATATGGTTTATCGGTGGCCGCGTCGAGCCGACCTCCTCCGATTATCCCAATGCTCCGATAGGATCGCTTTTCTTTTGCTGGCATACGGACAGCGCGAAAACGAATCCGTACGATTCGAAACTTTTCATCAAAACCCAGTACGGCTGGGAAGCGACCGATACAATGCTTTACGCTTCGGTGTCGTTAACGCTTACCCAATTGCTGGCATTGTACACGACTCCGATTCAAATCGTAGCGGCGCCCGGAGCGACAAAGGCGATTGTACCGATCCGGGCAGCGTATCAGTACACGTATGGGTCCGCGGCGTTTGGCTTGGGTAGTGTTGTGGACCTTGAAATCCGATATACCGGCACGAGTGGTGCGGCTCTTATCAAGATGCCGACCACGGGGGTATTAGACCAGACAGCCAACGCAACGGCGTGGGGAGCGCCACAGGCAAACGCGATCATGGCGGCAAACGCCATTGCGTGCGTGCATATCACAGGTGCGAACCCCACTACTGGAACCGGATGTTCCGCCAAGGTTGGGTTTTGGTATAAAGTGATGGACGTAGCCGCGTTCTAACGGTTGCAGTTAATGGCGGCGCGCTGGAAACGGCGCGCCTATCATTCTTTTTTTATTTTTAAAAAACGGAGAGTGCTATGAATCAGTTCGACCCCAAAATGATGGTTATGGTCTTGGACGTTACCGAGGGAGTTCCTCCTGATATTCTGTATTACAATTACGGACCAGATCAGGAGCTTCGGTCATTTGAACCCAATTTCGATTTAGGGGTTCCATCGTATTCGTTACCCCGCGATTATGCCGAAAGGCAATTGGAGAACGCGGGTGGCCGGACGTTTTTACTTTATTCCCCGAATAAGTTGATCGTTAGAAAACCTAACGGTCGTGGGGGAACGTCGCTGATTACGCTCAAGGCGCACAAAAAAGGCGACGACGGAAAATGGGTCGAGAAAACCGACGCCGAAATCGACGCGGAAGGAAGTCCGGCGGTAAACACGGTCATGGAAAAGGTCGTGGCTGCCGCCTCGGAAGAAGTTGAACCGGTCAACGAAGAACCGACTCAAGAGGAAAAACCGATTCGCGGAAAATACGGAAAACGAGTATAGTCTATGCCTACCCTTGCATCATACGTCGCACAATTGCCGCCGATATTGAAGCAAAAATACGGAGACGCTTTCTGGATTTCTGCCGCGAATAATATCCTTGAGATATTATCGAGTGAAAGAATTCTGAGGGAGTTGTCTTATCAAAAAGGGGTAATCGTAAAATACAAAAAATGGATTACCCCTCCTGCGAATTATCGGCAGGCAAAGAAGTTGTTTTCTCCCACGGATTATAATTCCGAATTTCCGTTTATTGAAGATGACGGAAAATTGATGCTCACGAACGCCACCGTTGACGAAGATCCCGCGCCGATTGTTCCGCTTGTGTTCTCAAATTCCAATATAGATTCAATTACGATTTGCGATTTGAATTCGAATAACGTTCCTAATTTGGATAATTCATGGATTCAGGTTGCTCAAAGTTTGAATTGGTACGCTGTAGCGATGTCCTCCGACGGTGTTAAGCAAACGGCGGTGGTCAACGGCGGGTACATCTGGGTTTCGACCGATTCAGGAAATACCTGGACGCAGAAAGCAACATCGTTGAATTGGTACGCTGTAGCGATGTCCTCCGACGGTGTTAAGCAAACGGCGGTGGTTTACGGCGGATACATTTGGGTTTCGACCGATTCAGGAAATACCTGGACGCAGAAAGCAACATCGTTGAATTGGTACGCTGTAGCGATGTCCTCCGACGGTGTTATTCAAACTGCGGTGGTCAAAGGCGGGTACATCTGGGTTTCGACCGATTCAGGAAATACCTGGACGCAGAAAGCAACATCACCAAACTGGCGTGGAATAGCAATATCCTCCGATGGAACCGTACAGACGGCGGTGGCTGGCATTGGTTACATTTGGGTTTCGACGGATTCGGGAGCAAACTGGACGCAGAAAGCAACATCGTTGAATTGGTACGCTGTAGCGATGTCCTCCGACGGTGTTAAGCAAACGGCGGTGGTCAACGGCGGGTACATCTGGGTTTCGACCGATTCAGGAAATACCTGGACGCAGAAAGCAACATCGTTGAATTGGTACGCTGTAGCGATGTCCTCCGACGGTGTTATTCAAACTGCAACGGTTTACGGCGGATACATTTGGGTTTCGACCGATTCAGGAAATACCTGGACGCAGAAAGCAACATCACAAAACTGGCATGGAATAGCAATATCCTCCGATGGAACCGTACAGACGGCGGTGGCTGGCATTGGTTACATTTGGACGATGTCGTCATTGGCTCGCAATCAAGACGATTTAAAAGATTACCTCCTTGTCGTAACTGCCGGGAACCAGGCAGGGAATACGCTTGCAATTGCCGGAAACGACGCAAGCGTAGGCCGGGCGACAAAACTTTATTACTATCATTTATTGTCAACTGCGTTGGGTATCGGTTCAGACATAACCTCTGCGGTCATCGTTTCGCCGGACAACTATATCATGCTTTCGTACAAAGGAAGTTTCGTTGAAATCGAGGCGACTACCGACGAAATCCCGATAAATAATAATCACGAACATCAGATCATGCGCGCCGGGTTGTCCATGCTTGGCTTTGAACAGCTTCCTTCCGGGCCTGACGCTCCTATTGCAAAAGGTTGGCATACGTATTTCGACAAGGTGCTTATGAAAGTACGCGACGAATTTTTATCGGGCGGCAATCAAACGGATGTTCGGTCTCGTCGATGGATCGGCATGATGGACGATTCCGAAATCGACATCTTTCCTGATGCGGACGATGTTTAAATGATAAAACTACCTGATCGAAGCGCCGACAGTGGAACAAGCGGATATTATCAGGGAATGAACTCCCTCGATGATCCGCTTACACTCAAGCAAGGGGAATGCCAACTGCTTGAGAACTGCACTCCTATCGACCCGCTCGATCCGCGCGAGGCCCTTGTCGATATTTTTACGGAGGGCACGGCGCGAGGGTATGGTTCCGAACACACGAACTATACTCCGGAAGCAGTTTACATGATCGGCCCGGATGGAAAAGAATACCTGTTCAATTGGACGCAGAATGTTACCACGGCCACGGTTTACAACCTCGAAGTAGTTAATATTACCGACCATACCCGCACGATTTTAATGAGCGCGCTTTTTGCTTCGGCGACCGCTCATTTTTCCATGCTGAAAATTTATAGTTCGATCTATTGTTTGTTCGATACCGCAATCACGACGAATTACACGTTTCCGTATTTGAAAAGGAACATGATTATTTATTGGACGGGAAGCGCATGGGGACTACGGGCATGGGGGATTGATTGCGTACCGTCGTTGAATCCGTATATGACGGCGGATGCGGATGTTTCGAATTTGACTTTAAATATTTACGGTCACTCTTCTGTGGTTTTTAATAATAAGATGTGGGTAATTGGTGGAGCAACCTCTTCTGCCACCCGTAAGGTTTATTCTTCTTCTGACGGAATTACTTGGACAGAATCGGGAACCGACGCGTTACCTGTGGCTACTTATTATCATACCTCTTTAGTTTTTAATAACAAGATGTGGGTGATTGGAGGATATACCGGAGGTAATGCCATCCGTAAGGTTTATTCTTCTTCTGACGGAATTACTTGGACAGAATCGGGAACCGACGCGCTACCCGTGGCTACTTGTATGCATACCTCTTTAATTTTTAATAACAAAATGTGGGTGATTGGAGGGCTTCTCACAGGAGGCATTGCCACCCGTAAGGTTTATTCTTCTTCTGATGGTACTACTTGGACAGAATCGGGAACCGACGCGCTACCCGTGGCTACTTACCACTCTGCTTCTGTGATTTTTAACAATAAAATGTGGGTGATTGGAGGATATACCACGACCGCTGTTCGTAAGGTTTATTCTTCTTCTGACGGCATTACCTGGACTGAATCTGGTACTGACGCTCTGCCTGTGGCTACTTACAACTCTGCTTCTGTGGTTTTTAATAACAAGATGTGGGTCATTGGAGGATATACTACCGCTCCTACTCGCAAGGTCTATTCATCTTCGGACGGCATTACCTGGACGGAGTCGGGAACCGACGCGCTTCCTGTGGATACTTACAACTCTGCTTCTATGATTTTTAACAATAAAATGTGGGTAATATTTGGAACAGGTTCACACTTAATTTATAGTTCTTTAGACGGTATTATCTGGACCAAATTATCTAATGGAATAACCAGTGGTTATTATTTCTCGATAACCGGCACATTCGTAAGACGAAGAACGTCTTTAGGCGTTGACACCAGCGTTTTTGAAGAGACAATTGATTCAAGCATGGAACAAGTAGACCAGCGCCAGTCATTGACTATGGTCTGCTCGACATCCGTTGGAATTCCTCTCATTTCAATGCCGATGAATTATGTAAATGCAATTGCTCAGGGAGCGACACATTTCAGAGTATGGAGAACGCTGGGAGACGCAAGCGAAACCGTGGCCGACGGTCTTTCGTTACGGTATCTTCGGGATTTTGCTTTGACCGGGGTTTTTGATCCGAATTTAATTTATCATGACTTAACGACCGATGCCGAACTTACCTACGAAACCAATACCCTGGATACTACCGGCTTTCAGGTTTCTCCTGCCGGACGTTTTGCATGTTGGGATCAGGAAAGACTTTGGCTTTCGACCGGCGGCGGATACTGGCTTTATTCTGTTGGAGCATCTTCGGATGCGGCTTTCCCTCAAAAATTCGCTTCGCTTTTCCAGGCCGTTACGCAAAAAATCGTATTTGAACCAAATGACAGTCAACGTGATACCGGGATCTTCATTTTTCAGGGCGACCTTTATTTCTGCAAAGAGCAAAAAATCGGCATTCTCGACAATCATGACCCGGCAAATATCCCGCGTACCATTTCCCATGAACTTGGAATTGATTTCCCGAATACGATTGCTTTTGCCGATCATCCGAAACTTAAACAGGTTGTTTTCGGACTGTCTCATAAATGTCCGATCGTACTTCGTCCAGGGGCCTCTGTGGAGGTCTTGGAGACGATGCGACTTTCAGAGTTGTGGTACGACGGGTATACCCACGTTGATCCCGGCACGGGTCTTCCTCGTTCGTTAGAATGGAAGGAAACGGTTTTTTCACTTTGGCATAAGGATTCTTGGAGAATAGCGGTTCCTGGCCAGACCATTCCGACCATATTTGGGTTTTATGCCTCGCCTGACGGCAAGTATATCGGTTCATATCGGGATACCCTGGCGCCTGGACTGGCTGGAGCATATCAGAACGACCCGATTGTGTTGATTCCGAAGGATGGAAATGTCTGTTATGGCCTTTCAAATAAAAGTAACGTATACCGGGTATTCAATTTCCTAAAATCAGGAGTTTTTCAGGATAATTACGGCGGCACGGCGTACCCGTACCACCTGAAAGTAAAATCCCGGCGTCTCGGTCTCGATGCCGAATTCGGAACGATGGGAGAATGCACGGAATATCTGCTCTTTTGCGATTTGGTTGATGCCGCGGGTTTGTCCATTGTTTTATTTACCGACGGCGACCGCTTCGAGTGTCCAGGGGCCTATACTGAGGTTGTCGATACTGCCATTGCTCCAGCCGGGTATAACTGGTTCAGGAAAATGTTGCAGATCGTTACTCCCGAAGGATGTTACGGCAGAGGATTTGATATTCTTATCGATAAAGTCCTTCCCGCTGACGGGAATTTTAAATACCGAGGCGTGGAGTTTCATATTGAACCCATGCAGGATTTTGGAGCAGAATTTTATTCAGGAACTTCACCACGCGAAAATGGATGGGAGTAACAATGAACGAGCATCAACACCACAGACCTGAAGACGACTTCGGACACCAACACCACCGGCCAGAAGACGAACTTTGTCTCAACCATAGCGGAGTTTGTAAAGAGGTTGAATTGATTTCTAAAAACCTAACGGTAGAAACAGCTGATCGCAAAACAGAACAGAATGAACTTTGGAAAGGCTTAAATGGTTTAAAGGGGATGCTTATGGCTGAAATGGGAAGCATCATTCTGGCAATGGGTGTCTTTATTTTGGAAATGGTTTTTAAAAAGTAATGTCGTATCCCGCTCTTGATCAGGTAATCAAAGACACTGCCGACCTTAAGCAGAAGCTTTCTCTTTTGGCGGACGCAACCGCGTTTTTGAGTAAAATCAAATTTGAGGGGCAAGGGAAAATTATTGTTTCCGGCGCGGAATTTAAAATCAACGCAAATACCGATTTGCGAACGATCTTGAACGGTCTGGAAAACGTCCCTGTTTCGGTTCCTGGTCCTTCCGCTCCATCAACAATTGACGCTTCGATAATTACTTCCGGAACGCTTGACGGCGACCGTCTTCCGGCAATATCCTCTTCGAAAAGGGGCGGGGTTCCCGCGACCGGAACGCCGTCGGGAAAATTACTTAAGGACGACGGAACATGGGCGACGGTTGGCGGGGCTACCGTTCCATCAGGGACCGGATGGCGGCATGTAACGGCGGGTGTGGAAGACGCAGCGGCAAGTACGCCAAGCAAATCGGATGTAGGACTTGGAAACTGCGACAATACGAGCGATGCCAATAAACCGATTTCGAGCGCCACGCAAACGGCATTGAACGCCAAGGAAGCAACGGCGAACAAGGGCGCTGCATCCGGGTATGCGGGGCTCGACGGATCGACCAAAGTTCCGATTGCTCAAATTCCAACCGGTGCAACCGCCACGACTGTAGCAATCGGCAATGATTCGCGGTTAAGCGATTCGCGGGTCCCAAGCGGATCGGCCGGGGGAGATTTGAACGGTTCAACATATCCAAACCCTACCATTGCGAATGGTGCGGTAACGCTTGCCAAACAGGCCAATCTTGCCGCAAATAGCGTGATAGGAAACACCACGGGAAGCGCGGCAACTCCGACGGCTGTTTCTCTTGCGACTGCGGCTACGGCTAACTCGGTGGTTTTGCGCGATGCACAAGGAAACATCCTTGCTAAAAATGTCGCCAGAACCTCCCAGGATATTGCGACCGCCGGGGGAACTACTACTCTTACCGCATCATCAATTACGGGGTATATTCGGTTTACTGGCACGCAAAACCAAACGGTTGTACTCCCTAACGCGACCACACTGCCACAATTTTCTCAGTTTGAAATTGATAATGTTTCGACAGGAATTATCACCTTGCAAACAAGCGGAGCCGGAGCCTTGGCAATTCTTGCGCCAGGTACGGACGTGCAAATAATTCTTCTTACAAATTCAGTGGCGGCGGGAACATGGAACGTTGATTATTTGGCCGCTGTTGTTGCGAACGGAAAATCATTAACCGTAAGCAATACGCTTACATTGTCCGGAACCGACAACGCCTCTCTTTCGCTTGGAGCAGGAGCAAGTTCTATTTCTGGGGCCAATACAGGCGACTCGTCCGGCCATTCCGCTCTTGCTCCGCTTGCATCTCCGGCATTGACCGGTACTCCTGCAATTGCCGCGGCCACGGGAACCTCGCTGGCCGTGACCGGAGCGATAGCGTCCTCGGGTGGTGGAATTGGATATGCAACCGGGGCGGGTGGAACGGCAACGCAAGGGACCAGTCGAACAACCGGAGTAACGCTTTCGAAACTTTGCGGAACGATCACGATGTTTAGCTCGGCAGTGGCGGCGGCTGCTACGTCGGTTTTTACTTGGACAAACACCTTTTTGGCGGCAACAGATTTAGTAGTAATGCAACACAATAGCGCAACCAACGCATCTTGCTGGGCGATTGAAGTGGTTTGCGCAGCGGGTTCGGCGTCGGTAACGGTTAAAAATATAAGCGCGGCGTCGATTACGGAAGCAACACCCTTAAAATTTATCGTTATTAAAGCGGTAGCATCATAATAAAAAAAGGAGTCTACTATGTCCGATGTCCCAGTATCGTTCGGAAATCTGAGTTATCCAAGAACACACCTCGAACTTCTCACGTTGATGTCTGTATGGTACGACACGCGTGTCATTACCATTGGCGCGTCGGACGTTGTGATCGGAACCAACTACCCTGGACTTCTTTGCAGGGCAATCAGGAACGAAGCTTCGTCGGTTTCACAGATTTATTATTCGACCCTTGTCAATCCCTTGCTTGCGGACAAAAAGGACATTAACCTGGCCGCTTATAGTTGGTCCGACATCATGCCCGCTATCGGTACGGTATGGGGAACCGGTAACGGATCGGCCGCGGCGAAGATCACTCTGTATTTTCACAAGCTTTAATATTTGGGAGAGAATTCCATGGCTACCCTTGCAAATCCTGTAGATTCTACCGATCCGACGGTTGCAAATCGTTTATACCTGGCTCCCACATCTTCGGGGGCCGGTACGCCGTTCAGTCCGTCGGGAACATCGACCCTTGCGGATGTTCAGGCCAACGCCGGAAACTATACCGATGCCTTTACTCCGGGCGGATCGGGCGGAGGGGCTGCGCCAAAAACAACGCCAAGCGTATTGAGCACGCTTCCGGAAGATTTGGCAAACCAATACACGCAGACGCTTAAATCGATGATGTCCGGGCAATCCTACGCGCCTAATTTGGCGCAGAACAACGAGGGTTTTGTTCGGGCTGCAAACGAACTGCGCGCTAAGAGTGCGGCTCAGAGTGTTGGGGCGGCCGGGCAGGGTGGAGCAATTGCAAATCAGAACGCCACGGAAAATACAATTCTCGGAATGGCAAGCCAAAACGATTTAAATAACCAAGTTGCCACCGAACAGGTAAAGCAGGCCGGAGTAGGAGCGGCAAATACTCTTGCGGGAATGGAAACTCAGTCTCAGCAATTCGGCGTTTCTTCGGGTCAAGGACAACAGCAGATAAATCTTGCGACATTGCAGAATACGCAAACCCAAGGATGGGCCACGTATGACAAGGCCGTGGAGGCTGGCGATTTCGCCACGGCGGCGGCGGCCTACAAACAGGCAACTGGCAAGGACCTTGATACCTCCCAGTTTAAAACCGTCCAGGATTATAGGAACGTTAAGATGAACCAGGATGTTACGACCGGAGACCTTACCATACAGGGGATGCAGGACAAGCTCGGAAGTGATAAATACAACGCCATTCAGAACATGGTAAACACCGGGGCCACGGTTGATCAGATCAACGGGCAGTATGGCGCGGGAACGCTTTCGGCAGATCAGTATAATTCCATGAAATCGGTTGCGGCGACCACAATTCAAACCCAGCAGTTTGCGCAGACAATCGGCCTGGATACGGCGAAACTGGCGGAAACGGCCAAGGAGTTCGGCATCTCCACCGACCAGGCGGCCACACAGTTTCAAGCGACGTTGGCAAAAAGCTATGCCGACCTCAATCAACAGGACAAGCAGTTTGTCGCTTCGTTGGGACTTGACCAGGCGAAATTTGAAGAATCAAAGAGCGAATACAGCCAAAGTCTTAATTTCCAATACGGTCAATTGGCTCAGAATGCAACTCTTACTCGTGAAGGCATTGCTTCGGGCGAAAAGATTGCCGGAATGAACATTTCCAGCAATCAGACCATTGCGCAAATGCAGATCACTTCCGCCCAAAAGATTGCGGCGGATTCCAACTGGTTGACACAGCAGGGAATTGATTTGAACAAGGCGTCGGTCGAGGGTTATCCCGACCAGAATGGACAACACGTTCAAGGCAGCGCTGAAATTGCCGCCGGAGAACTTGGGCTTAAGGCGACCACGGTTGCCGACGCTCACACTCAGTTGTTTGGCGGTGTTGATGCTTCGGGAATTTTCCGTCCGGGAACGATGGCGAATATGGACGCGGAAACCCAGCAGAAGGCCGCGGCTCTTTTTGGGACCACCGACGCAAACGGAAACCATATTCCGGGTTCTCTCGAAATCCAAAACGACCAGGTTGCTATACAAAAACAAGGACTATCCTTGCAGGATGCAGCCCTTAAAGGGTATATCGACAGCGACGGTAATTATGTCAAGGGTAGTGCTCAGATCGAGGCGGAAAAGGCCGGGGCGACTATTGACAGTCTTAAGGGATATCGTGATCCGAATACCGGGGAATATATCGACGGCAGTCTACAACTCGCGGCAAAACAATTCGGATTACAATCCGACACCCTTGCCATGCAGAAAGACGAAATCCAGCAGAAATACTCTCTGCTTAACGCCGAAGATCAGCGCGCGGCCGACGCGCTCTATGGAAAAGACGTGGTTGCGGCCGACGGGACCACGGTTCATATGCCGGGAACAATGGATTTACAGGCAAACGAACAAGAGATTCAAAAGCAAGGAATGACGCTTCAGGAAGCCGGAATGAAGGGTTATACCGATGACAACGGAAACCATGTTGCCGGATCATTAGAAATAGCCTCTTCGCAGTTAGACCTTGCCGGGAAAACCTATCAGGACCAGCACAACGAACTGTTTGGATACTACGACAATTCGACCGGCGCTTACGTTCCTGGAAAAATCGATTCCATGAATGCGGCTGACAAAAACGCGGCGTATGCGCTTTATGGCAATCCAGACACCGGAGTACAAGGTAGTTTACAATTACAAAACGAGCAGGTGAACGGAGAACTCGACAATCAAAGAACGCAGATTGCAAACACCTACGATATTCAAAATCGAGCTACGAACATTCAGGAAGCCAGCGCGGAGTCGGCGCAATATTGGGATGCGTCAAAGAAACTTGAAACGTATGCTTCGACTCATCTTGACGCGAATCCAACGACTGACGCGGGGGCCCAGCAAGTTATGTCTGATTGGTGGAAAGCTCAGACCGGGACCGACCCTTCAAGTAATCCTGCCGGGTTTGCTGCGTTCACCAAGTCTGAATGGTCGGCAGCTACGGACAAGCGTCTTGTAAATCCGATTGATGCGAGTATCTACGCAATCAATTCTTCTACGCAACTTGACGACACTTCAAAGGCTCAAATGGTGGCAATGCTTAAGGATGCGGGACCAGGAGTTTCTTTTACACAAAATAAAGACGGAACACTATCTGTTTCACACACCGACGCGAACGGAAATGTGGTAACTCCCAATTTCAAGCCAGACTTTACAATAAACACGCTTGACTATGCGTCTGGTGCTCCCGCGTATGCGTTTGCTTCAAATGGTCAATTTAATTATAACGGAAAAGGAAATTTTCAGCCCCTTGCAACCGGACAAAACATAGCGATTCAAGGAAATGCAATGATACAAGGTAGTCAGGTTTCTATTCCGGCAGGAAATTATAAAGTCCTTGACGCAACACACATTCAA